AACATCTTTGACCATACCAAGCATAACTAAAGAGTTAGAGTCCATCATAGCTACACGACCAAGACCTTTACAATTTTTATAAGTATCAACGCAGAAAGCAATTTTTGGTCTAAATACACATTCGCATTGATCACCTGCTTCAATAAATAATGGATTTTCAACTTTAGTATTTCCAGTACTTTTACCACATTTCCAGAGAATTTTGACCATTTGACATGGTGATTTAGCAGTTCTAACATGGACTGATGGAGTCCATCCTCCTTTTCCATTTTTATCAGTACATTTTAATTGTCCTGGATGTTCTTGACAGAAAGCAGTGACTGTAAATTCTTCAACAATTCCTGGACTATCTGGTTCAGAAGTAATATATATAATATCACCAGCCTTTGGCATGTTTTCCGCTTTAAGACCTTTAACACAAATACCAATATTGTCTCCTGGTAAAGCTTGTTCGTGACATCTATGGTGCATTTCAATACTGAATGCTTTACATCTAGTAATTTCGCTTGGAGCAAATCCAATTTCAGAACCTTTTTTTAGAGTTCCTTGTTCAATTCTTCCAGTAATAACATCACCAACACCTTTAATTTTTAATACACCAGATACAGGCATTCGAAATGGTTTGTCTGGAAATCTCTTTGGTTGTTTAACAACATAATTAAGAGCATCAAGTAAAGTATAACCAGAAATTTCTTTCTTTTTAATTGTAACTTTGAACCCCTTATACCAAGGCATTTTGTCAGATTTTCTAGTTAAATTTTCACCAAGATATCCAGACATTGGAATAAAAGGGATTTTTTTGGTTTTGAAACCAATTTTATCAAGCATTTTCTTAACTTCACTTTTAATTTCCTTATATCTATCTTGACTATATTTAACAGAAGGACTGTCCATTTTATTAATACCAACAATAACTTGTTCAATTCCAAGTAAATTGATAAGACGAGCGTGTTGTCTAGTTTGTCCTTGTACTTCATTCTTTTTATGATTACCTTTGGCAATGGAAACTTCAAATCCACCTTTATTTGCTGGAACCATAAGTAAAGCAACATCAGCCTGAGATGCTCCACTAATCATATTTTTTATAAAATCTCTATGCCCTGGGGCATCGATAATACTATAGTGATAATTATCAGTAAAGAACTCTTTAGTTCTACATTGAATGGTTACACCTCTTGCTCTTTCTTCTTTGCATGTATCCATATAGAAAGCAAATGCGAAACTTCCTTTACCAAGTGCTTCTGCTTCAGTTTTTAGTTTAGCAATTTCTCTATCATTAATACCTCCTAATTCGAAAAGTAAATGACCCGTAGTAGTTGATTTTCCAGCATCAACGTGTCCGCAGATAACAATACCTAAATGTTTCTTATCTTCGTTTGACATAAATTTTTATTTTTTGTGATTTTTTTGATACTTTATAATAAATTCAATTTTCTGTATTGTTTGATATAAAAAATATATTTAAATAGTATTATTATAATGGTAACTTCAAATACAAAGCCGAAAAAGAAGGAAGATAAGTCGAAATCAAAGAGTAAACCAAATAAATCAAAAAAGCCAAAAACTAAAAAGCCAAAAACTAAAAAACCAAAAAAAGAAGCATCTAAAAAACCAAAAGATAATTATTCTTTAAAAATTGAATGTTTTAAGATGACAAAAAAAAATTAAATACCATATAAACATAAATCTATAATATTAGACTATATTACAAAAGTTATGTTTACTGATTTATGGGTAGATAAATATAAACCAAAATCATTGGATGAAATTACAGGTAATAAAGAAATTATTGATCGTTTAAAAGTAATTTCTAAAAGTCGTAATTTACCGAATATGATTTTTTCAGGTATGTCAGGAACAGGAAAAACAAGTAGTGCTATGTGTTTAGTAAAATCTATTTATGGTGATAATTTTATGATAAGAGTAATAGAATTAAATGCTTCAGATGATTTACGAAAAATAGATGTTGTTAGAGATAGAATTGATAATTTTGTTAAGAAAAAATGTGGAGATAAAATTGTTATATTTGATGAAGCAGATAGTATGACAAATCAAGTTCAACATACATTAAGATCTATTATGGATAGATATTATAAAACAACTCGTTTTATTTTAATATGTAACAGTTTATCTAATATAATTGAATCTATTTTAAGTAGATGTTTAATAGTAAAATTTTCCAAATTAAAGAATGATGAAATTAAACATAGATTAAATACAATTATTGAAAACGAAAATATTGAATATACAGAGAAAGGAATTGATGCTATATGTTTATGTTCTCGTGGTGATATGAGAATGATTATAAATAATATTCAAGCAGTTTATGTCGGTTCTGGAAAAGTGACAGAAGAAAATGTTTATAAAGTAGTAGATATTCCTCATCCAAAAATGGTTAAAAATTTAATTGAAATCTGTTTAAAAGGAGATATTAATAAATCAATTGATATGTTAATAGAAATGTATGTAAGTGGATATACTCCAATCGATATAATTGAAACAATTTTCACTATTTGTAGTACAACAGATTTAATTCCTGAAATCAAAAAAATCAAGTATATTAAGAAAATTGCAGAATGTCATATTCGTATTGCTGAAGGTTTGACTACATTAAATCAATTAACAGGAATTATTGCGGAATTATGTTCAATATAATTTACGATTAAATAACGTGTAATTTTTAATATAAATTTATCGTAATTGATAATATATAAAGAATGAAATTTTTGTCTTTTGATGTTGGTATAAAAAATTTAGCATATTGTATTGTAAATTATGAACTAGAAAATCCTTCTGAATTTAAAATAGATAAATGGGGTATTATAAATTTAATAGAAGATGAACAACAAGAATCACATGAAAATGAGAAATGTAAATGTTTTAATAAAAATAAAAAAGTGTGTGGTGGTCGAGCGAAACATTATGCTAAAGTAAAAAATAAACTTTTATTCTATTGTAATAGACATCTTTCGGAATATCAGAAATTAATGCAATGGTTTAATCCAACAGAATTTCATCAAAATTATGATAGTGTAAATATTTGTTCATATATTGGTAAAAAAGCTTGTAAAAAAAAAGCCAAATGGTATTATTTTAATGGCGAAGATAAAGTTAATTTATGTACTACACATAAATCTAGTTTTTTGGCAAAAGAGTTGAAAAATACTCAACCAAAAAAAATTAAAAAAGTTAAATGTAATTCTTTTCCAATCGAAAGAGTGTTTTTGAATATGACAAAAATATTAGATGCTAAATATAAACATTTTTTACAGATACCAATAGTTCTTATTGAATTACAGCCTGTTTATTTAGGACCTAAAATGAAATCAGTATCAAATCATTTATTTTCATATTTTATGATAAGAGGTATTGTTGATAAAGAATTAAATAATTCTTTAACTCAATATATTACATATATGTCAGCAAAATCTAAATTAACAATAGATGATGAAAATAATGTTGATATTATGACAAAAGATAAAAAACAAAGTGAAAAATATAAAATCTATAAACAAATGTCTCAAGATTATACCAGAAAATTGCTTCAAAATGATCCAGTTAATTTAGAATATTTTAATTCTCAATCAAAAAAAGATGATCTTGCTGACGCATATCTTCAATGTATTTATTATATTTTAAGAAATATTCGCAAATAGGGACTGTATTTATTATATTTTACGAAATGTTCGTAAAATATAAATTAAAATCGATATTAGTTATATATATACAATCGAAATTTGTAAGTAATTATTGCTTATAGAAAGAAAACAAGATTATGACAACTAGAACTGGAAAAGAACTCTGGCAGATTGCTCGTCGGCATTTTCTAAAAGAAAAAGCAGATGAGGTGGTTTGGAAGTGTTCTTGTGGATGGACTAACAGCGGGAAAGAATCATTTATTCGCTGTGGCAGATGTGGATATACTTCTGCGATGCGGAAATTTGTGAAGATTATTAGCCGGCAACTTGAGATGAAGGAACTTGCAAAGGTTATTTCTGAGAAGAAGAAGAAGAAAGAAGTTCCCAAGTTTAAGATAAGTATTTCTGACACTCTGTTTTATTAATATACTGAAAAGATATATATGTAATATAGATGTAGTAATTTTAAAATTTTATTTATGATTGGGACTGGATTACTACAGTTTTATATTTTTGAAATATAAGTATTTGGAATAAATTAATATATATTGATTTATTATAAATTATGAATATGCATATTACTAAAGTTAACTCACTTCGGATTATTCCCTTAAACAGCAATTCAAATGATTGTATTAAAGAATACAATTATTTTTATGGCTTAGTGGACTCCTACTATCCGAAAAAAACAAGTTCTCAAAAAGTTTATATGGCATTAGACCTATGTAAAATTAGTTCATATGAAAGAATGACAAAGCATAAATATTTTAAGGTAGAGAAAAAGAAAAAGAAGAAGTCATGTTTTAAAATTTTAAAAAACCTATTTTCCTGTTGAATTTTTAAATTGTATTTTAATTTTACATGGATTAATTATTTGTAAGTCTAATATTCAAAGTTAAAGAAAGTATAAATATATATAATATAAAGTTATAATAATGTTTCAAATTCCTAAATCATATACTGATGATTCTTTATTATATTCTAGATATGATGATATACAATGGATAAATCATT